ATCATAAATTGAAATAAATAACAATTCTTTCATACCAAAAAATACTGAAGTCATATTTGCTCATCCTCTTTTTTATCATGAACATATAATTTTAGACCATTTTCATCATTGAAAAAATTTAAAATACCTTCTTCATATTCTCTGAAATTTTCTTCAGTAACTTGAGCAGTTAATTTTTCTCTCAAATGTTCTTGTTGCCAATAATCTAATTGATTAACATCATATTCATAGCTCATTCTTTTTTCAACAATATTATCAACTTTTTGATAAAAATCATTTCCAAAATTTTCTAAATTTTTAACTAATGGATTATCTTCACTTAATGCATTATTTTCATTTACTATAATATATCTTTTTGTATATGAATCAACTATACTATATTTTAAACCAGATTTTAATTGAGAGGTTATATCTCTAACAGAATGTAAATTATCAAAAAGGGAGGGGTGAGTATGAATAAGAATTAATGCTCC